TCCAAATTGCTTTTCTCCTTCATTAATTGGTCAATCTTTACGTCTACTTCTCTGCTCATACAAATTTACGATTTAAATAATACTGAAATAAAAAGTGCATACCATATTGATTATCAATATAATATACACTTGTGAAACACTTATCGTGTCGGCTATTGGATTCTATCCGTTAGCTGGTTACTTTTTAGGTAATCTTATTATTTTACTACCCAAAGGCATCGGTACAAATATAGCAACTCTTCCGCCATCCAAAACCACTCCACAGCCTAATGTTGGTCTTTTGGGGAAAGGTCGTGAATATTCCATAGCATAGGCATCAATGTCGATACCACAGCCTACGTTCATGCCGAATATCATATCCTTATCTGATGATGAGTATAAAACACCACCAAAACTATGGATATGACCTATAACAGTTGATTGTCGAGCATCTCTTGCTCTATTAATTGCACCAGCTTGTCCAGAACTTCCAGTGCCATGAGTATATAGAACACCGTCTATTTCCCATTCTAAGGCCCATTTCCAGCCTTTAGGAGCATCCCATGCTTGTTCGTATGATTTGATAAATCTCTCTGGTAAACCGCTTGTTTGAGCCTTTCTTTTATGTAGGGCTGAGTGGTTACCGATACAGACTTTAACATTTGGGAAAGCCTTGTACCATTTATACATAGCTGCTTGAGCTAAATCAGCCTCATATCCAGCTCCATGACCGTCTGGCTTAGATTCGTGATAACTGATTGCGTGATTGTCTACTTCATCTCCGATATGTACTACTTCGGAGCATTGAAACTTGTTATACACTTCAAGGCAAAAGTTCCTATAAAGTGGGTGACAGAATGGTTCGTGCGTATCTCCTATGACAAGCACATTTTTTTTCGATGCCATATTGGTTGGTTTGGTTAGTCTCTGTGGATAGCATAAACAGTTTTATTATTTACTTTTAAAGCATCTAATACTTGCTTTCTGTTTTTGCCTAAGTTGTAGCTTACATGAATCCATGAGTAATTAAACTCATTTATTAATTGGTCAAATTCAAGCTCGTTCTTTATGTATTCAAAAATCTCTTTGTTTGTTACACCATCTACACCATCCATATCCAGGTCTGCCGCTTTTCCCTCGCAATGTTGTGATTTTAAGCTGCCTCCAATGTAATGATTGAGAACTTTACTTCTATATCCAGATGATAAGATAAGAGAGCCGAACTTCATTCTAATAGGCTCTAATACTCTTTCGCAAAGTATTTTGATATTTTGTATATGTTCTGGGGTTGGCTGATTAGACACACCATGTCTTTTAGCTGATTCGCTACGAGTAAATTCTGCTAAAGTAAAATGTGCTGTTAATCTCATAGAGCACTAAATTAGGATTTTTTATTAAACTGCTTTTTCAAGAAGCCATACATCTGCATTCCTAACCAAGCAATAGTCATTAAATAAACTATTGATTGTAGCAAAGGATTTATTTGCACAATCCCAAAAATATTAAGCCAAGATACTGCTGTAAATGTGATTCCTATTGGAGTTAAATCTGAGTTCAAATCGTTAAAGTTTGACATGGTTATTTCTTGTTAAAGATTGTTGTTACTACACTTGCTGACAATAAAGTAGCAGAATACATAAGCAATGAGTCAAAAGCAGTTTGAGACAATAACGCTGTAAATATCCCAGTTATTGCACATAACAAAGAAAGCATACCAGCTACCCTTTTTGAGCTAACTTCTGAACCTCCAGAAAACATATCCTTTATAAACTTTATCACTTTCTACCTATTTTAAAATATAAGCTACCAGAGTAACTCATATTGTTATTTTTATTAATATTAAGATTAAGACCTATTAGAGCCTTATTTTTGGCATTTAGCATCAATCCAGGACTTACTACTTCTAAGCCATTAGATGAGCTAAAATCGCCTCTTATGCCATAATAAAGCCTATACTTGGCTTTCTCTGCATAATACTCCTTAACATAGATGGTTTTTTCGGTAATCTTGGACTTAAAAGACCTCGATTTGATACGATTTTGGCTAATAGTATCATCTATCACAAAGATATTAGAATCTTGATTAATAGTGTCAGAATAAGCTCTGCTTACGTTGTAGTCTTGTAGAATATAAGCTGTATCATGAATAATAGTGGTATCTGTAGCTATAATCACAAAAGGGATAGAATCCCCTTTTATGTACCGATTTCTGTACGTTTTTATGTACACAGTATCATGTATCTCCTTAATCTTATTGTAGTTACTCATATCACTAAAGTCAGCCTTTTTATCTGTTTTGTGAAGTGACTCATAGGCAAATACGCCTAAGAAAAAGAACCCAATGATAAGTATATAGTCTCTAAGATGTTGCATATTATGCTAAAGTATAATCTCCAGTTCCTTGTAAACCTACTGAATAGGTAGCAACTCCTTCTACTGGGCCATCTACTGATACTGATTCAATATTGCAAGTACCAGAAAATACCTTAGTACCTACTGTAAAAGTCACAGAAATCTGAGTATTATTCTCCTGGTCTGTAAGCATATCAAAATAGTCATAGTTGTCTAAAGTGATAAGACCTTCACAACTAATGCTAAAAGACTTAAAGCCATAAGCATATTCTTTTCTAAATGAAGATGATTTATTAGTAATATCTACTTGGTCTGAAGATACTTCTAATGAGCAAGATGTAGAAGCTGCAAATACAACTCCACCTTTAGCTAAAATTACGTCTGTTCCGTTAATTGGCATTTTATTATTATTTTATTGTTATACGAATGTGAAGGCTCCAGTGCCTTTAAGTGATACAGAATAAGTACCAGCACCTTCTGCTGGTGCGGTTAAATCTACAGAAGCTACATAAACATCTGCATTTACAGTTACATTTCCTCCAGAATTAACTATTTGAAACTTAACATTTAGCTTAGTTCGAGCAATTTGAGCATCTAATAAGTCTTTATAATCATAATTGTCTCTTGTTACAAATCCATCAGCAGTAATATCAAATTCCATATTAGTAGGCAAGAACTCTTTAAAGTTTCCAGAAACAGCAGTTGTCACCTCGACAAGAGATGAACTTGTGTTAAAAGAACAAGTTGTAGAAGCTCCGTAAACATTACCAGAAGAAACTGATGAGTTATAAAGAACCATATCATTACCAAGTGTTATAGGCATATTAATTAATTTTTATTTTCTTGTATTTATATTTTTGAATACATCAATATTTATTGTTGTGCCACTATAGTTTATCTTTTTTAAGATACATTCTTGTATTGCTTGTTTAAGATTCCATCTATAAGATTTTAATAAATATGTATATGTGTTAGTATTATCATAAGAATATGTAAACTTGCTATTAAGTGAATATCCTATGCTTTTAAATTGACCATCTATTACTATTTGATTCTGAACTTGGTCTATACCAATATCTTCAACAACTAAAGTAAATATTTCTGTACTACCAGAACCATTACGACCAAACTGATTAGCAAATCCACCATTTAAGCTATCTGTGTACATACCAACATAAGAAGATGCCGAAACATCATCTGGTTGATTAGCTGCTCTTGCTCCAGAATCGTTATTCTTAAAAATATCATTATACATAAAACCTAAAGAATAATTATCTGTTTGCTCTGGTTTAAATTCGGAGTTTTTACTGCCTATTTCTCTATAAGAATCATAATTATAGATTTGAGAAGAAGGGCCTACGTTTTGACATATAAAGTAATAAAGCTCTAAGAATCCACCTGGATTAATTTGTAATGGTCTTAAAATAACAAAATCAATACTACCATCAATAGGTACTAATACTTGCTTAGGGAAAGAGACTGGATAAGTATTTAGATAGTATACTGTAGTTGAAAAAGTACCAGTATTATCCATATATTGAGCACCAGAATTATCATCTGGTATAATCCTAACCCAATATCTTGCAGTACAATCAAATGTATAATCAGACCAAGCCAATGTTAAATAATCACCAGCTTTTACTGTATTATTAAATGACCTTATAGCTTTATTAGTTTCTCCAGAGTTTGTAGTTAAATCATCAGTATATAAACCTCCAGAAGTAGGGTCTAATTTACTTACAACCATACCAGTTTCAATCCAAGCATCTACATTGTTAGTTCCAGACCAAGATAAAAACCATCCGTTACTTACAAGTTGTTTTACGTTATAAATTGGGCTAAACTGAGTATATGATTTTTGTGCTCTATTAAAGCTAATCATTAAAGATTCACCTATTTCCTTAAAGTTATTACTACCATCTATAGCTACTGATGTAGTATTTCCAACGCTTTGTGTTGATTGGTAAGTACCAGAACTATTATAAACATAATAACTAATAGAAGTTTCTCTTGTCAAAGCACCATAACAAGTTAAGTACCATTTGTCATCCTTATAATAACACTCCCAAGCAAACCTATTACATAGGTATTCTAAAATATTATAATAACTTAAATATTCACCATATTGCTCCATTAAATAGTTCTTTTTTAAGTACATATTTTCTATGTTCCTTGAAGCTATATTGGCTGTTTTATAGTATTCATTTATCCAAATATCTAATGTAAATTCGGTTTCTGATAAG